CGTACAAGTCCCATCGTTTTTATAGTCGAGCCGTACATGGTACAACTGCCACTAATAGTTGACTCCGTAGTCCGATTAACTTCGGTGATGGCCATCCCTACTTATGGTGATTGGTTTTCCATTGTCGGGGGAACCCGGTACTACTCCTACCTACTCTCCGAGTTCTTTCTTATCGTAATCCTATTCACTTCACAATACTAAGGCACCGTTGCGAGAGGTGGACACTAGATGCACATGTCATTGACCCAGAACTTAATCCAAATCAAGTCATCCATGATTGTCGCCATCCGTACACATCGCCGATGTTACCCTTTTCTCGTTCCACAAAAAGGAACAAGGCAGTCGGCCGTGGTAGAAACCGTTACTGCTACTTACGACCCCTCCCAATTACAACCCAACTTCAGGGCCCTACCTTTCCTATCTTCCTCGGATTTCCTTTGTCAGGCGCGACAGCTTACTCCTCGAGTACAGCCTCTCAACACCGGTAGTCGGATCTCACTTCACTCCCCTTCTCGCCTATCTTTGGAACCTATCCGGCGCTATAGCGACCGGGATCCGGTATTCCATCGATTCGAGAGCGGGGAATTTGAGTGGCTTGGATCTCTCCAAACCATGTCGGGAACATCAAAGTCCGCCTGTGGGTCGCTCAATACGACGCCTCCCATCGACTGCTTCATCAGCAACGTTTCATTTCTTTCCTCTCCCTTTGATCTATTTCTGATAACAGACCGAACACGTTCACATACTTGACACGGTTCTCCCGCGGCTAACCAAAATTGGTTGCCATCAGGCGAGTAGACCGCATGCACCATCGAGGTGTCGTGACATTGTGTGTAACAGTCTGCGAGTTTCTCAGGGATCCAGATTTTCTTCGTTTGCTTTTCGGGTAGCAGTGTCGCGAGCGACATCCGTGTCTTTACCCTCTTTCCCCGCGTGGTGCGTGTGTCCCTTAATTTTTTTATAACAGCACGCATTTTCATTCTTTTTTCCCTTACAAATTGTCCACCGTCCCAATGCGCCGCCACAACGGCTTCTGCGACCTCTTTTTCGTCTATGAGGTTGAACTTATCATCGATCTGCACAAGGTTTAGACCCATGGGGCATCTATCCCTCGGCAAATCTTCCTCAGGTCGCTGGTACCGTTCCCTTTCCCGACGTTTAGCCCATGAGGGAAGATGAGTAACAGCGGTCGTACGAAACCCTAGTTTTCGTAAAGAACGACCGCTAATACAAATCTGATTCTTGAAATGGTTGACTAATAGACGGACGAGAAATCCCAGTCCCAGATGGCGCGTTTTTTGGTACGGTTTTAATATATCCCCCATAATCACTCCTACCTCCCTCGGGTCGGAACACTGTAAACCCTTACTTCGTACAAAGGGTATTTCCTTAAAGTTGGCGCTGAAGTACGTTGAATTTATTGTCAAGAACGTCCTAGAGTAGCTTGTTTTCTTTTCATTAAGGTTCATTCCTAGCGTGGGAGATATTTGTTTGTATTTTCTATACCATCGGTCTGAGGCCTCTACGAGGAGATCGTCTCCATTGATTAGCTTTGGACAATCCTCGCCGACGAGCTTATCTACCCAAGTAGCAGCACAATAATTTTGCAGGCATAATAACGGGAACGAGCATAGGTTCCCCATCATCTGCCCTGTGCTGGGTTCGATAACTTCATCTCCGATGGTAATTTTTGGTCTGAGGGATTTTTTTGCTTCTGCAAGGGAAGGTAGAACGTCCGGTGATGACAACCATGCAAGTTCATCAAAAATTGTCTCAGCCACTTCGATGCTTAATGAATCGGTGGCCGCCGTAAAATCTGCTGAAAGATATTGCTTATTCGGGGCAAGATCCCGCCGGGATGAGAAACCGGATTTAAGGAATTGATTAGCAGTCGGCGGCCCCCGCAATAGCCAGGGCTGTTTTGATAGATGATCATACATGGCTGTATGAATCGGACGGAGGAGGAGGTATGACGGATGATTCTTTACGAGCGGACGAGGCTTTCCCGCAGCTTTAGCCACCATAAAGGTCGGTTCATGGCAAACTTCGGGCCTCTCCAACATTGACAAATAGTCCGCTCTCATCCCATTCCATGATGCGTAAGACCCCCCATCTTTACAGGCTTTCTCTGTAGTTGATGAGAAAGGGGGGGTCACGCGTTTGGCATGGGCCCAAAACGTGCCTCTACGAATCCCTCGAGGAAAAACTTTCTTTACTACGCTCCTTACATGATCGATGTAGCCTTCAGGCAAGTCCATCTTCTCTTTTGTAATTCGCTTTCGTAATTCCGCTTCGAGACCCGCTTCCATACACGGGCAATTATCGGGCCACCCTTTAGTGACCGAGGCGATACTTGCTCCGTAGGATAGGGCTTTCAGGCTATCCACACCCTGGATTGGATTTTTTCCGCCAAGACAGGAAATCAAAACACGATTTAACTCGTTCTTTAATACCGAAGTGTATTCAGTACAGGTGCCGTTAATCGGAAGCACACATACGCGATACTCGGAATGATAGAACTTGTTAATGAAGGAAAGCGCCGTTAATGTCTTGCGGCGAACAAGGTGTTGGAAGGCTCTACAGCCTTCGGATACCTCTGTTGAGGTGGGGTGGTGGCACACGAAATTGTGTCCCTCGGCCATCATTGACTAACTGCCGGTGGGGTAATAACCACTGGTGTCGGGCAGCTCTCGTGGCGTCCGGGATTACCGCTG